TATATGGCTTATCAGGAAAGGAGCAGAATTTAGATTCTGATTTTGTTAACAGCGAAATACTTGAAAATGTCGTCACTGTTGACGATAAAAATTTGAAAGCGAAATGGAGAGAATTCTTTGATCGTGTTAGAACTCTTGCAGAAGATGAAATACCATTGGTTAAGACCGTTGGATTATCTGAAGCATTAAAAGTTCGTGTGATCAGTAAGGGACCACCTCTATTGTATACATTTCTAAAGCCTCTTCAAAATTTTATGTGGAAATCACTCAAGAAAAATAAAGTCTTTCAGTTAATTGGAACTCCAGTTAACGTAGATCATATACAAAATTTATTTGGATTTATGAAAGACGATGAGATGATTGTTAATGGTGATTATAAAGCATCAACTGATAATTTGCACAGTTGGGTATCGGAAACGTTAGCTAATAAACTTGTGGAAGTCTTGAATCGTAATGGAAGTTACCATATTGATGATAAACATCGAAAGATGTTATTGACTTCACTAACGGGACACATCTTCGAAATGAAGGATGGTTCGCAAAGGAATCAAAAAGAAGGACAGTTAATGGGATCAATAACCTCATTTCCTTTTCTTTGTCTTGCCAATGCTGCCATGTGTCGCTGGGCACTTGAACTCTCTAATCGTAAACGATATAGGGTAAGAGATGCTCGGATTACCGAAAAAAGTTGTATCGCTCCATTGTTAGTCAATGGCGATGATTGTACATTGAAGGGAGACCGGAAGAACATACGTGTTCTTTGGGAGAAAATAACCGCCTTCGGGGGTTTAGAATCATCTGTGGGTAAAACCATATTTTCTCTTCCTCATAAACCAATTGCTGTCATTAATAGTCAGACCTTTGATTATAAACAGGGTACCTGGATTGAACGTAAATGTGTCAATTTAGGAATACTGTTAGGTAAACAAAGATCTACTGTTGGTGGACAGGAACGTACTATTGGGTTCAATCAATTGGGAGCACTTCATAGAGAACTTTTCAGATCATCACCTGGTGATATCTGGGAAGAAGTTTCTAAGCGCTTCATTTATTACAACGCTAATACTCTACGACAATATAACATTTCTTGGGAAATGCCGGAGTACCTTGGAGGTCCTGGTTTAGTACCTAAAAAGGGAGAAATGTCTCTAATTGATCGTGCTGTAGCAACACTTCTTATTAAATCTCATAAGAATAACTCCTTCAAAATCATGAAACAAATGACATCAGCTGAATGGAAACTACATAAGTTAGTTTTACCAATGCTTGATTTTGATCAAATTTCCGAGACGAATTATCGATGCATATCAGATCAACCGTATGAAACCTTAATTGCTGGTTTCCCGTTTAATTTAGATCCGATTGTTATGCAAGAAACTGAGAGTAATTATATGAAGACTTATAAATCTCTATGTATCTCAACCTTATTCACGTGTGAATTTAGGGATATATACGAAAAGAAAGATAAGTTTCAACTCAATTTCGAAGATAAGGCTCATCATAAAGTAAATATGCGTAACGCTAAGGCTCATTTAAGAGCGCGTGAGAATATTACTAATTATGGAATGAGCAGTCTTGATGTTAGGAGTACAGAAGATTTAATGTACGAAAAGAAGTATCAGGAGGTCCCAATTTGGGATTCAACACCTAAACTACAATAGTAGTAGATGCGAAACACAACACCACTGGCATTACCGCACAAATACAGAAGCTCTGAAATAGGAGATACTGTTTAGAAGTGATAACGGGGAGATGGTGTGAAGGTTTGACCAACCTGTGTGTATGTGTCAGCTTTATTACTTAAAGTTAATGAGAAGGAAAACTCTACAGTAAAACTAAATAGTTAATTGCTAATCAAGGATTCTGTGACGAATTATGAGGTAAAGAGAAGGACAATGTGTACTTTCTCTCTCTTATTCTGAGAATATCTACTTGGTTATATTAGCATTATTTAGTGATCATAAACCGG